GGTATAAAACTAGAACCTGTACCAGCCTCTGGTACTTTTGTTGTTGTATTGAATCTTAATTTACCTGCACCTGAAACTCTTTGAGCTGTAGTGCCACTAGGTAATGTTATACTGTCAGTACCTTTAAATACTGAGTTTACTCTATTGAATTGATTTAAATTAGACATTAGAAGTTCTCCGCTAGTTTCCAACCATAAGTTGCACCTGAATAAACTAATTCAACTGCTGTGTGTTCTAAATTAAGTACTAAGTCCTCAGTTAATCCCATAATTTTATGTGAGTTTCTTCCAATTGTACAAGCATTTGTATCAAATGATCCTGCAACATCAACTACTTTTACTATATCACCAACTTGTGGACTTGTAGGAACATTAACAGTAACAACAGCTGAAGATGTATCTACAAAAATTCTATCATTATTACCTGCTGTGTGAGGTGAATCTGAATTGTCTATTGATGTCCAAGGGTTACCTGCACCACCAATACCTGCCCAAACATTTCCATTGTAACCTTCCCAGGTTGTCAATGTTGTATTAAATCTAATTACACCTGTTCCTGGTGAACCAGCTCTTTGAGCAGTAGTTCCTCTAGGTAACGGTAAATCGTCTGTGTTTGATTCAAAAGCTGTTTTTACAACAGTAACAGCGTCTGTAGCAACCTTGTCGACACTTACTGCGCTGTCAGTTATTGAGTTAGTTTTTACCTTACTTAATGCCATATTTGTTCCTTAGTAATATTTATACGATTACTCATCACTATCCTTATCAATATTGTAATTTTTAGCATCGTCAAAATGTTGTATGGTCGTTGTAAAACCAAAGTCATCGTCAGCGTCAGCGCTTGTAGGACTAGGTACAACTATAATTCTCTCTTCTCTCTTACTTGTACTATCTGTATCTGTATATAGATCGGACTGAGTTTGTTTAATAACTTTCTGAGTACCAGCAGGACCAAATAAGTAAGTTTTTGCTGTAAAATTTAATGTGTAAATAACAGCTCTTCTTCGTGTAAAACTACCGTCATAAGAATCATCAAAAGCAACATTATTTAAAATAATAGGTACATCTCTTTTAATATTCATTTCAGGTATTTGATTTATAGTTACTGTATAGTCTGGTTGAAAGTATGGTAATATTTGTTCTACTATTTGTAATCCACTTTCAGCAGTTGCTGTAAATATATGTAAAGAGTATGACATATTGTAGGGTACTGGTGTATAATTAAAATTTAATATTTTACCATCAGCACTTGATTTAACTGTTTTAAATTTTTGTATTCTTGTTAACTTTCTACTACCATCATAAGTTATACCTGTAATTTCAAATGACATACGAGGTAAAGTAATTGCCATTTCTCTTTCGTCTAAACTAGCTTGTTCATCTAATCTTACTAAAAATTTTTCTTTAGGTGCATATGCTAAAGGTACTTTGATAGATTGAATGACGCTACCACTACTATTCTTTTTTTTGATTTGTATGTTGTTAAAGATTTGACCAAACGCAACGGTCATCTTTCTCATACCTTCGTTATAAAAATAATTGCCAAACATTATACAAGACCTCCATCAACATCACCAAAAGGATTTCTTTCTGTGAAATCTAAAATATCATCAGCAGTAGAAGCTGTATCAAAACCTGCCTCTGTATCTAAATCGATATTGTCGGCATACGGTGATTGTGTTTGTATAGCATAACTTTCTAATAACATATAATTTGTTTCGTCACCTACACTTTCATTTTCTAATTGTAATGCACCTGTACCATCTTCAAGTGTAACTTGATGTGCTAATTGATCTAAACTATATTGATCTTCAGCACTATCAATATCTGTAACACCTGTATTAAGTTGTTCAGATGAATACTCCCAACGAGTACATCTTAATTTATAAACCGGTAATTGACCTAATTGAAAGAAAGGTTCCTGATCTTCAACAAATTGTATTTCAAAAAAACTATTCATCAACGGCATATAAATTATGTCGCCTTCGTTTGGTCTTCCCTCTACAATCATTGTATGTGATGAATCAACTTGATCTTGCCATCTTCTCTTTGAAACCATAAAAGTTGTGTCTTCTCTGATTTCTAATCCGAACTTATTAATTAATTCTTGGTCTCCTGCAAAACCCTCAGTAGTTTCCATATACATTTCAATTAGATACGAGTCATCAAATTTAGAAGACATATCTTCTCCTAAAATTAAATCTCGGTTAACTAATGTTCTTGGTAAATAGTAAACGTCTTTGCCGTAAATCTTTAGGCCTTCGACAATTAAATCTTCGTGTAATCTTTTTTCGGCTGTATTGCCTATACCGTTTCCACTTTGAAAGTAATGATTGACCGGCATGGCATTATCCTATCATCATTGCTGGGTTTAACTCGAATGTTGATCTGATTTCTGTTTCTAATTTTTCTATATCCTGCAATGCTTGAGAATATATTTCCTGACCATTTAATGATACACCACCTAACATAGCAACACCATTAAATTTAGATAAGTTAGCACCCCATTGCTTTTTAAATAAAGCAACTGTATATCTTTTTAAATATATGTCATTAAATAAGTCTGTAAAAACTGTAGGGTCTAATTTTCTATAAGCTTCTATAACAACATATTCGTCTGTTGCCAAATCGTTAGTCCAATCCATATCAATGTATAATCTATTTTCATGTTGATTAAATCTTAAAGGTTTTTCACCGACAAGAATATGATCTAAAAAATCTAAATGTCTTAATACCACATCGTAATTTATAATTGATGTAGATGAAAAGTCATATAGATCGTTTAATCTTAATTGATATCTTACATCAAATAAGTTTAGATTACCTTTGTTTGAAAATGGAAAAATGTTTATAACTGAAACTATAGATTCTGGTGTAACCAAGTAATTATTATCCTCATACCAAGTTGTCGATACACTATCTTGTGTAGCTGTTTCGGATGCTGGATTTTTGGCAGATAAACGAGTCTTATCAGCAGATGTTAATTTATATTTTAGATAACATCTTTTGATACCGTCATAATGGTATTGAGAGAAGTATTGTAAAGCCTCATCAATTCTATCTTCTAATTGACTATCATCGGCATTTATTTCAATGACCGGCTTACCTAATGCTCTCAAAGCATATTGTTTTAATGTTTCTCTGGTACTTGGTGTTGCCATTTTTTACCTTTTAAGTTATTCAGTAATATTTATAATATAACAGGATAACTATTAGATGTTTTCTATTAGCAACCAACCTTGAGTAGAGTCAGCATAAACTAAACCAATCGAAGCTCTTTCGACTGCAACAACTAAATCCTCAGCAGCACCCATAATCTTCTCACTATTTCTAGCAATTGTGATATTGTTAGTATCTGCTGTTCCTGCATAATCCAAAATTCTCACTTGATCTCCTGCACTCGGCGAACTAGGTAATGTAGCTGTTATTGCGGCTGATGTAGTATTTACAAAATAACCCTCACCAGCAACTGCTGTAAAAGCAGATGTTTTGACTGATTGCCAATCTGTACCTGCTGAAATTGTAGCAGAACCACCTAATGAAACGGATGATCCGTTGATAGTAATTGCTGAGTTTGTTAATGAACCATTTGCAATATTTGTAAGTGTGTTACTACCACCACTAATTGTTTTATTTGTTAATGTCTGTGAAGCAGTCAATAATGCAATTGCACTTGTATTTGATAAATCAGTTGAAGCGATAGTTATGTTTGCTGAACCATCAAAACTTTGACCTGCAATTGTTCTAGCAGTTTCTAATGCTGTGGCTGTAGCCGCATTTCCTGTAGTATCTTGGTTTAAAGTACCTACAACTAAGTCTATTGTTCCGTCACCGTCTTGGTATGTAACAGTAATTCCTGTTTCAGTATTAGAACCGAACATTGCACCAACTGTGTCTTGTACAACCTCAGTTAAATCGATATTAGCTGTACCATCAAAAGAAACTCCATGTATAGTTCTAGCGCTTGCAAGAGCAGTTGCTGTAGCAGCGTTACCTGTTGTATCTTGGTTTAAAGTACCTATAACTAAATCTATTGTACCATCAGAGTCTTGGTAAGTTGCTGTGATATTTGTTTCAGTATTAGAACTGAACATTGCACCGACAGTATCTTGTACAACTTCGGTTAAATCAATATTTGCTGAACCATCAAAACTTACTCCATGAATAGTACGAGCATTTGCAAGAGCAGTTGCTGTAGCAGCGTTACCTGTTGCCGATCCAGCAGAACCTGATACGTTACCTGTTACGTTACCAGTTACATTACCTTCTATGTTAGCAACTAATGTTCCAGTTGTAACTGTTAAATTACCTGTTGAAGCACCAGTAAAAGAACCAGTACCAACTAAAAATTTGTCTGCACTTTCGTCAAAACCTATAAATGCATTATCAGAGTCACCTCTTTCTAATACAATACCCATATCATTGCCAGGAGTACCTGTAGTACCATTACCTAATTCTATAAGTCTATCTGCTACAACTGTATTTGTTGTATTTAAAGTGTTTGTTGTACCATTAACTGTAAAGTCACCAGTAACTACAATGTTACCACCAACAGCAACGTTGCCATTAAATGTAGCTGCACCAGCGTCCGACATATCTAAACTTAATGCTGTGATAGCAGAACCACCATCGTCACCTATAAATTTAATGTCTTTATCTTGTGTAGAAACTTTTATCTCTAAATCAGTTGAGTTGTTTGTAAATCTACCAAATTCTGTACCGCCATCTTTTAATATAATGTCAGCACCATCAGCGTCTAAACTAATATCGCCGGCACTATCTAAAGTGATTGTAGAACCTGTAACTGTAGATATAACAGGACTTGTTAATGTTTTATTTGTTAAAGTTTGTGAAGCTGTTAATAATGCGATAGCACTTGTGTTAGATAAATCAGTTGAAGCGATAGTTATGTTTCCAGTACCATCAAATGATTGGCCAGCGATTGTTCTAGCGTTTGCAAGAGCAGTTGCTGTAGCGGCATTGCCTGAAGTGTTCTGATTACCAGAAGCATTAACACCAGGTAAGTCAATATTAGCAGAACCGTCAAATGATACACCACCAATATTTCTAGCAGTTTCTAAAGCAGTTGCTGTAGAAGCATTGCCTGTAACAGCACCTGTTAAAGGTCCAGCAAAAGCGTCAGCAGTTACCGTACCATCAAAATATCCGTCTTTAAATTCTATACTAGAACTACCAAGATCAAGTATATTATCAGCACCTGGTGTTAAAGCACCATCTGTAAGTATTAATTGTTTTTCGTTACCTGCATAAAAGTTTATTGTATCAGCAGTTTCAAAATCTATTTTTGTTTCATCATCTTCACCAATTTTAATATCAGTTGCAAGTAAAGATGTTATAGTTGTTTGAGCAGCTCCTAAAGCAAAGTCTAAAGTATTATCACTATCCTCATAAGTAACTGTAATACCTGTTTCAGTATTAGAACCTACCATCGCACCAACAGTATCAGAAATTGTTTCTGCTAAAGTTGTACCATTAATTGTTAATGCGTCTGTTTCTAAAGTACCATCTATATCTACATCACCTGATATATCTAAATTTGCCATAACAGCAGTACCAGTTAAAGTAGGAGCTGTAAGAGTTTTATTTTCTAATGTATCTGTAGTATCTTTTAATACAACAGTACCAGTAGCATTTGGTAAAGTGATTGTTCTATCTGCTGTTGGATCTGTAACTGTTAAAGTTGTTTCGTGTGCGTCATCGGTTGCACCTTCAAATCTAAAAGCATTTTGTACATCAATAGTACTTGCATTAATTGTAGTAGTAGAACCTAGTACTGATAAGTTACCAGTTATAGTTGCATTACCACCTACTGATAAAGCACCTGATACATCTAAGCCTTCGTTGATTTGAATTTGTGTTGAATCTGATGTTGATATTGAAGTACCTGCAATAAGAAGTGAAGATGAATTTATTGCACTTGTTCCATTACCTGTTAAAATTGCGTTTGATGTGTGAGTTACAGCACCTGTACCACCAAAAGCAACAGAGATTTTTTCACCTGTTTGAAATTCGGCTAATCCTGTAGCGTTTCCGCTTCCGTCAAATACTGTTCTAATTGGTGTTTTTGCTGTCATATCTTTTTATCCTATTTATATTTATAACCTTTCTTTTATTAAAAAT